GTTACATATTTACCACATTGCTGGCATTGTGCTTGTGCTTTTTGTGTTCCATGTGCAGTTACTCTATATTTATTTATTTTAAGATTGGTAGAACCACATTCATTACATGCTAATTTTTTGCCCCCTTGTAAAATACCATGATGCATTTTATTAGCTATATGTCCTGACATTTTCAAAAATACTTTTTCTAGAATCACTACATCTTCACAACAGTATTCTATCATATCTTTCATAGCTTTTTTATCTTTGTGTAGTAAGATATCCTTCCAAAGATTAAAGGTAGTTTTTATTTTACCATCAAAACCTAAATACTTTGCAATGTAGTCTAGTGTATTACTATTGAATTTAAACTTACTTCTAGCTTGTTTAAGTGTATCTATAGTGCTATAAGTAGGAAACATATCAATGCCATGAAATAAACACCTTGTGCGAATCCATGCTAAATCAAATTTATCTCCATTATGTCCTACTAGTTCATCTGATTGGTTAGCTACTTCTATAAATTTCTGTAGCATAGTCTTATCACATTGCTGTGCATCCCAATGTAATGAATATACTTCTTTTTTATTTTGCCATTTATAGCAAATGCATATAATTGCTCTTTCTTTGATTATATTATCATAGCTAATATTTTTCTTATAGCCTGATTCCCAAAACATGCCAATATTAGGGCTAGTTTCTATATCAAAAAATAGTCTATTTGGTGTAGTCATGATATGCGTTCTATTAGACCAAAATAACCAGCACCATCTATTAAATTATCTCTTTTAGGTTTATTCATTTGTCTAGATATTTTTACTTGAATCATACATAGTGCTACTTGTTCAGGTGTTATTTCTTTATCTAGAATAATAGACCATAGTTTAGCTATTCTTTTTGTGCTTTCAATACCATCACCATAATCATCTTCTCTATCATTGTACAGTATTTCTTGTGCTTCTTCTAATACTGTCATGGTTTATAAATATCAGTTTCTTTTTTATATTTAGAATCTATAAATAATTGTAATAACCCTAGTGTAGTTAACCAGCATTGTAATGCAAATTCTACATCTTTAATACCTATTTTCATAAATAGCATAGGTAAAAAAGTAGCACCACCTAAATAAATCATAACTTTCCTTGTTATGCTTAACCATTTTGGTGTATTAGTTTTTCTCATCTTCTTTTACCTTGACCTCTATACTTTTTTTCAGGTGGATTATTCTTTGAATGCACCCCTTTATTGTTTTTTTTTGTCTTAATTTTTAAGACATTTGTCGCAGTAGTTTTTATTTTAGCCATTTTTAGATTTTAAATAATAATATCTAATAGCAAATATACCTGAAATAATAGCAATTAATCCCGCAAACAAGCTGACAATAGGCTGCATTAAAGAAGAATAATGTGCTATACTACTTACCACACTAGTAGTAAGTAATATATCTGCTACATTGTCATTAATTTGTACAGCTTTCATTTTTATGCTGTAACTATTTCTAGGTTAGATTCACCATATACTAATGCTAAATCATTATATACTGCGGTGATTAATAAAGTTTCAGCAGGAACAGTTTCAAAAGCCTCTACAGTTAGTTTAGAATATTGAAAAGTAGTATTAAAATCAGCTATACCTTGTAATGCTTCTTTACCGCTTGCCATAGCTTCAAAAGATGCAAATACAAATGTAGCTATTTGTGCTGGTATTAAACCATCTACTTGTGATTTTACATCTGCATAACCTTCAGCAATAATTACTACTGAACCACTAGGTATTTCAATACCACTTGTTAAATTTACTTCTGTGTTTATTTTTATATATTTCATATTGATTATTATTTATTAAAATAGGTCATTCCATATAGTACCATTATAGCAACAAAGTTTATTTGTTGTGGTATCATAAACTACTAAACCAGCGGCTGGTGTAGTTATTGCATTTTTTTGAACTGTTGTCATTCTTGGAAATAATGCCCCTTGAGTAGTGCTATCTACTTGCAATTTTGCACTTGGTAAATGAGCTGATGTACTAATTACTAATGAACCATCATTTCGTAATGTCATTACTTTAGTACCACTTCCGCTATTATTTGAACCAACATAAAAACCTAATTGTGATGAAGCTAAATTTGTTTGTGTTAAAAGTTTAATACCACCATATTCATCACAATTTGCATTAAAACTACCTGAAACACTCATAATTTCTGTCCCATCTGGACCACCACTATCTAATAATTCTGTATTTCTTAATCTAACTCTACTTGCACCCCTTCTCAATATATTTAAATTAGAATTATTTGCTGAACCTACATAACCTAAATAAAAACTACCATCATCTTGCAATCTTAATATATCTAATGATGAACTATTTTGAACCAATATAGATGATGTAGCACTTGAAACTCCACTACCTTTTACTTGCAGTCTTGCAGTAGATGATGTTTCACCTATTCCTATATTCCCATTTGGTGTTACATTTAATCTACTTACACCATTACTTTGTAAATCCATTAAATACTGTAACCCACTACCTACTAATGTTGTAGTTCTATTTACAAATATATCTGTATTTGATGCAGTCCCACTTGCTTGATTATAGGTAGGTGTTATGCTTATAATTTTTTGCGATGATGTATTTGTAATTGAATTACCAAAAATAAATGCCCCACCTGATGCACTTGGATTTGTAGTATTTGAAATAATATTTTGACCAAATAAAATACTACTTGATGTTATATTACCTGTGACAGTCATACTTGGTACAATTTGTAAACCATTTGCCCCTGACCAAAGTGAAAGTCTTGAAACTCCACCTACTTGTAAATCAATTAATTTTGCACTTGTTCCACTTGCAGTATTTACTACATTTAATTTTATAGCTGTAGGACTTCCTGTAGTATTCCAAGTTTGATTAATATCTAACGCACTTTCAGAATCAGTGCCTGAAATAGTGCCATTTAATGTTAATTTAGCAGTAGGTACATTAGTCCCTATACCTAATCTTTTATTTGTATTATCCCAAAAGAAATTACTTGCATCTGATGAAAATGCAGAACCATTGCTAAATTGGATAGCACCACTTACTCCACTTGGTGGTGTATTAATTACTATATCACCACTACCTAGCAAAGATGTGCTATTAATAGTCTTGATATTTGTTCCACTAACTAATGTAGGCTGAACTGCTAAATCCCCACTACCTAATAAAGTAGTAGAATTAACTGTTTTAATATTAGTTCCACTTACTAAAATATCTTGCTTTAAATTTAATTGTGTAGTAGTAGCTAAAGTAATTCCACTTTGTTTTACTGCACCTGTAAAATTTACTTCTGTAGTGCTAACTTGTATAGGTAAATCATTACCTAACCCATCAGATAATACTTTATTTGTACCATCTAAATTAGTATTATTCCCTACTTTAATTAATGCTTGATATGTATCTTTAGGTTTTAACCCGAATAATGTTATGCTCATATTTTATAAATTCCAATCTTTATTAATGTTATTCCACTCTGTATTAATTTCTTGCCATTCTTCACCTTGTCTTGTTATACCTGTTATACTACCTATCCCTTGTGCTTGTAGTGAACCATTACAGCATTTTTTAGAGTATGTACCATTATCACATAAACATGCTCTACCACTACCAGCTTTAGGGCTAGTTCTACTTGGTGTTACCCAATTTTTGACCATAATAAATAAATATTAATATTAATGTAATTAATGCACCACTTACAAAAGAATACATCATATAGTTTTTCATTTTTTGTGAATTTACCACCTGAATAACTGATGGTGGACATTCAATAGTTTTAGTTATATGTACTGTATCTCTTTTTACTTCTTGTTTAATTGTAAACCTATCTTTATATCTAGTGATGGTAATTTTTATTTTACCTGTATCACTTATAAATGTATCTACTTCTTTTAGAGTAAATGAATCTACACTATAAAAACTATCAGTTACTATTAAAGTATCTATTACAAATTCATGGACCTGTAATAAATTAGGATTCTTTTCAATAGCTTTTTGTAAATGCCATTGAGCAGAACAGCTAGATAAAAATAAAATTACTATTAGATACTTCATTTCTTTTTCTTTTTAGGTGTTTCTTCTTCTTGTTCAAATACTTCTATAAATTCAGGTTCTAAATAACCTAGCATAGCAGATAATTCCACTATTCTTTCAGGTATATCTGTTTTATTAATACATGCAAAATGCAATGCACATTCATCATTATCAATAGTGCTATTAGAAAAAATAGGTAGTCTATTTACAAGTAAATCATTTTCTTCTAGCACAAAATGATACATGTTTTTCCCTACCTTATTACTTTTTAGGTAGTGCAGATATATCTTTGTTATTTTTCTTGCTTTCATTTGTTATGCTTAAATAAAATTCTTTCAATTTTTCTATGTTCTTTTCTTTAGGTCTGTACTGTTGCTTCATAGATTCCAATTAGTGTAGTTTGTAGGATTAGAACTAGGATATTGACCACCTTGTTGCCATTGGGTGTATTCAGGATATAAACCTACATTTAAAGTAATATAGTCTATTAGCCTTCTTCTATATGTTTCTGCGATATTAGAATATCTTTTAACTAAAGTATCTATTTCTAGTCTATCAGGTAATGATGTGTTTTCAGGGTTATTTCTTAATATACCAGCATTACTTACTTCATACCCATGAAATTGCATAAAATCACTCATAGCATAATGAATAAGCATAGGCTGTATATATGTACTAACTAGTGTAAGATATTGGTCCACTAAAGTATTATCTTGTACATCATCTAATATCTTTCTGTAAAGAATAGTACCTAGCACAGTTTGAATTTCTATATCTTGTGCTACCTTAATAAAAGGTGAAATATTATCTATATCCACATTGCCTTTAAGCTGTGTATACTTATATATATCTTCTTTAGTTACTAAAAGTACATTATCATTTAATTGCATATCACTTATTCTTTAAACTTCCTTTATTAGGCATGTCAATAGGTTTGGTTTTAGCATCCTTCCAATTAGGTGGACTAAATGGTACACCCTCTGCATTTGCTTTAGCATTGCTTACGGGATTATAATTATCCATTTCTCTTATATCACTACCTTTTTCTTTTGTAGTTAATGGTTTAAATGCCCCACCTTGTGTTTTTCTCATATATGTAACCCTATACCATGCATGATGACAATTTACCCCACCTTTAAATCTCCATATGCTATAGGTACTTCTACCTGATGGTGCAAATTGCCCATTAACACCACTAAAAGACATTTGGTTTATATCCTCTCTGCGATATACTACACCTTGTTTAGTCAAAGCTACCATATCTACACAAAACTTTCTTGAATTAGTGCTTGTCGCATCAGGACCATATCTGTATCTTATCTTAAAAATACCTTTATCATCTTTACTTTTAAGTTCAGGATTATCATATGCTAATTCTAGTAGATTATCTTCTTCAGTAGCTTCACGCACATCAATAATTTCCCATTCATTCATATCTACTATTTCACCTTTATTTGCTAGATGTAATAGCCAATCATTTTCATCAGCTTCAGACATATCTGCAAATTGAACACCTATAGGACCTAAAGTATTAACTACATCACTATTATTATCATAGTGTTTATCTATTCCTAGTTCTTGTATTTTTTGTACTTTTGCTTCATTACTACCTGTAGCATATATTTTAGAATGGTCTATTCCTAGTTTATCTGCTATTTCATACATAGCTTCTTTAGAATCCCTAGCTGAAATAATATATACACTAGAACCATTATTAATTTCTTTCTTTGCTAATTCTTGACCTTTAGTAGTAGATAATGTATCATCAAAATCAAAAGATACTTTTTTATTTGCTGTCATGGTCCACTTGTCTATACATATTGCATAAGCTTGTTCATTAGATTTACCTTCATTAATGACATACTTCATGCATCTACCTATAAATTCATCTTTAGCTTCACCATTTTTTTTTTCTACTAGTTCTACTTTTGATAGACCTAATTCTTTTTCTTTAGTAGCTGAATCTAAATTTTTACCACTTAAATCAATAAATTCTAATGGTTGTAATGTCTTAAAATAGATATCTACCATAAACCCATTATACAGTAATACCTGATTAAAAGCATGTACTAGAATGTTTTGGAATGGTCTAATTACTAAATTGTCAAATAGAATAGTAGCTGTTTTTAGTTCTTCTGCATTACTACTAAAGCCATTGCCTGTATTCTTTATACCAAAAATCAAAGGTGATGTAATACGATGGCTTAAAAGAATCTTATCTACACATTCAGTAGATAGGAATTGATATTGCTGTGCTGCATCTGAAAGCTGGACAGGTGTAATATCAGCAGCTTGTTCTTTAGAATCATTAAAACTTATAATAGCTCTACCTGTATTACTAGAACCACCAAATTTAGCATTAATTTGAGCTTCAATAGTATTTTTAGTTTCTTCAGGTGGTTCACCATTATTGAAATTGATAAGCATAGATGGTGCTAAACCATTTCTAATTCCATTAATATGATAGTTTGATATCTCACCTTCTAATTCACAGTATTGCGTTCCACCTTGATAGTCAGGTGGGCTAAAATAAAATGCACCTGTGCTATATGGCTTAATCACATACATGCACTCTTTTTCACCATCATCATAACCAAAAGCAGAAAATTCTTTAGGCTTTTCACTTCTTTTTAGTTTGGACCAATCTGCACAGTAATACCACTTTTCTATTTCACCTTTTTCATTAGCTTTTTGTGGTCTTAAAGTTTGTATAGGAAAATGATATGCTTTCACATATTTCTTACCATCTTTAGATTTTACAAGCTGGAATGCACCCATGCCTAGCATTGTTAAATCCATAACTACTTTTTTTACTTGTTCATCACTAAACAAGATTTTAAAGTCTAGATAACCTGCTAAATGTCTATCACCACGCACTACTTCAGGACCATGACCATAAATCATGTCAGCTTTGCCTTTTATACAAGCATTATTAGTAGGTGAACCATAGTATAAATCTATTAGGTATTGGAAATAATTATTATCATCACCATATTCTACCCAATCCTTATTAGGTGTTTCTGTAACTGATGGACTAGTATAACTAGCCATGTTTACTATAAAATAATTCTTTTCTTTGCTCATAATGATATCCATTCTTTGCTATTTAAAGCAGTACTATCCCATTGTTTCCACTCTCTATACTCATTTACACTACCTGTAATATAATAAGCTAAATATTCAAATAATAAAACATTACCTTGTTTTACTCTAATATTTACTTCATTCATTTCTTGTAAATTTAAAGTAGTAATATTTGGCATTGTTAATGTTACTCTAGTACCTACTATTACAGGTGTAACTGTGCTACTTACTTTTACTTTTGTAGATTTATTTTCAATTTCAAAAACCACAGGTAAACCATTAAAAGATACCAATGGTCTAAATGATAGAGTAGATATTGAATTGTTAATTACCATCATTAATAAAACGAATTATGTATAAATTGTTACACAAATAAAAAAGGATGCATTTCTGCACCCTTTCTTACCCTCATTTATTGAACAATTTAAAACACCTTTATCTTATGGTGTTACATCAGGTGTAAAGATAGTACTTAAACCTGCATATGTAACTGATGCTAATGGTCTAGGTCCAAACTTTTCCTGTGCAATGAAATTCAAAGTATAACTTCTAGCATCACCTAGAGCTACACCCCAATCTTCTGTACCTGTGGTAACATCAGCACCATATTCTTCACCGATTAACCAAAAATTATCATTTCTATCCCATACCACAATTCTCCATCTACCTGTAGCTAAAGTTTCAACATCTTTCACATCTAGCCATGGTGTAGCTTGTGATTTAGGTTTAAATTTAACCATTAATGTAGATTCATGAAAAGTAGTACCATTTTCTCTACTACTAGTGATAGCATCACTAAAAGAACTAGCACCTTTTAATTCCCAAAAGTAACCTGTTTTTAAAGTTACTCCACCACTTTCTGCAATTTTACTAACTGCACCTGTTCCATCTACTGTGATTACATCACTAAAAGTAAACGGAATTAAAAACATTCCTTGAATACCACCTAGGTATTCTTTGCAAGGTTCTAATCTTGCATCTATTGTATTACAAGCCATTTTTTATATTATTTAAAGTTTAAAAAAAAAGGTGGGCATTACCCACCCTTTATATATTATTTATTCTACTATTGACTAGGTTACATTAATAACTACTTGTTGAGCAGGATTTGTTGCGATAATACCACCTGTGAAACGCATAATTACACGCACATTTTGTGAACCATCTAAATCTGACATATCTAAAACTTTTACTTGGTTAAAATCAGATAATAAACCTGTACCAAAGTGTAAGTCAGATTTTAAACCTAAAATACAATCAAAGTCATTAAGACCTGGACACATGGTAACAGGAATACCTTGGAAATTCATAGGCTTTTCTCCAACATAGAATTGGAAATTATAGTTACCAGCAGATAAAGCAGCTTGGTAAGCTTTCATTGTGCTTGGTCCTACATAGAATTGGTAGCCTTCTTTACCATATAAAGCTGCTGGTGAATAATCTAATGCTTCTTGTAAACGAGCTACAACATTTGAACCTGTAGTAGCACCTGAAAATGGTCTAACAATAGATGATTGGTCAATCAAATACTGAACCATACCACCTGTATAGAATGTATTAGTTTTCCAAATACCTTGTTCTACAGTTTGTGCTACTTCAGCAGCTACTCTAGCTAACAAAAATTCTTCAAAGGTAGCAGGTAGTGTTTCATATGCACTAAAACCAGCTTGTGCAGCTTCCCAAGTAGTACGCAAGTTATTCTTACATAATACAAGGTTAACTTGCTTTTCTGTGGTTGTCAATACATATTCACCTAGAGATACTGAACTTGAGTCAGTGAAGTCACATGTAGCATCAACAACTGAAACAGAGTTCTGCCAATTTCTAATAACTTCTTTGTAAGCTACATTAGGATGCAATGTAATTAAATCCTTTGCTAGTGTTTCGCCACTCAACAAAGCAGCAGCAATGTATTTGCCACCAAATAGACCTGCATAAGTATTCGGTGATACTGTAGGTCCACTTAAATTGATATTTCTTAAATCTTTCATTTTGTCTATTATTTGAATAATTGTTTAAACACTCTATCGGTAGTAGTTTCTGCTCTTTTCTCACCTAATTTGAATTGAATAGAATTTACATTGCCTTTTTCAGGTGAATGATAAGTTCTTGGTGCTTCTTCAGATGCTAATCTACCTTTTAATTCTGCATTCTCATCAGTTAAAGATGATAACTTTAATTTTAATGCTTCAAATTCATTTTTTAAATCTGAAACTTCAGCACTAAATTCAGTAGTCTTAATTACTGATTCAGTTAATTTTTTAGGTTTAGCTGTCATGTCTACAGGTGGCATTTCTGCTGTTGGTTTACCTGTAGCTTCTTTCATTGGTGCATTTTGCATTTCTACTTCTTCTTCTACCATTTCTTCTTCTGCACTTGAAATTTCAGCTATATAACCTTTTTCATCTACAGTTACTATAGTACCATCTTCCATAGCAAATTCGCCTTGTGGTGCTGGTATATTTCCATCAGGTGTAACTACAAAAATTGGTGAACCTACTTCAAATACTTCTGCATCAAAAGTAGCTTGTCCATCTAGTGTTTTTACTTGCTCTAAATTGATATTGATAGCTTCTGATTCTTTAGATTTAATTCCTAAAGCTATCATTACTCTATCTAATGTTGTTTCTGCGTTCATACTTATAAAACTTTATTTATTTATTTTGTTACATTTTTAGCATATTCAGTAAGTATATCTACTACTGCCTTTACTCTTTCTTCTTGTGTAGGTTCTTTTTTCATTTCTACTTTGCCTTTATCTACAAAATAGCCTTCTATAGAAAATCCTGTTACTAGACCTGTCTTTACATAATCATTCCATACTTTGTCATCCTCTACTTTCATAGCGACATACCAAGTACCTAATGCATCATTCATTCCATAGTAAGCAGATTTATCTTTTTCCATATCTTCTTTTACCCATGATTCTATTAAACACATTCCTTGTAATTTAATAGCATGTTCTAAAGTCGCTTGGTTTTGGTTACCCCTCTGTAAATATAGTTCAGATGCTTTTTTTACTGTACCCCTAGAAAAGTAACAGTAAAATTCCATACCATCTTGCTTTCTATAAATTGGTTTATTTGGAATTAATGCAGGACCTAATAATATCCTTTTCTCTGCATCTACTGTAGCAAATTTTACCTTGTGATTATTTAGTGCAATAAAATTAGATTCAATAGCTGGTGATTTAACAATGCTAATTGCATCGATACCACTAGCCATTTGCTGTTCATCTAATATTAATTCTAAAATCTGCATTTTATTATAATGAATTTAAAATGCTATCTATTTTAGATACTTTTGCTTTGTATTCAGATGCTTTTGCAGCTAATTCTTTTTTATAGCCACTTAAACCTGAATCAGGCAAACCTAATTCTTTTGATTTAGCATCTAGTTCATCTATTAAAGCTATTGCTTTTTGTGAATTTTGATAAGCAGCTACAATAGAATCTTGATATGTTTTAACAGATGTAAATGCTTTACCATTTTGTGTTTTTGCTGCACCATCTAATGATTTATAGTTTCCTATTAATGCTTTAATATCATCCATTAAAGCTAATTGTACTTTTATACCTTTCTTTTGCATATTATTTATCCTATATATTTTATTGAATCTAATTGTTTTCTAAAATTAACGATAGCTTTTTGAACCATATCTGCATAATTTTCTTTACCATTATTTATAGAATCCCAAGATTTTGCTGCATCTTGCCCAACTAAAGCAACTATTTTTTCTTTTAAACCTTGATATTCAAAAATAACACTATCTGCTACAATCATTAATTTTTTAAATTCATCATCAATTTTATTCTTTAAATCAGCAACTTTACTTGGCATTTCTTTTTCCATTGTTATTAATTTATTGTATTCTGCTTCTAATTTATCAGACGCAGCCAAATCAATTTTTAAAACTTTCTTTTGCATAACTATAAAACTATTTACCCACCTAATGTTGCATTTTGACTTATCTTTCTATCTAAACTTTGTGCTGTAGTTACATCACTACCTATCACATAATTCTTTTGTGGTTTATTCATTGCCCCATTTATGGCATTAGTTAACTGTGTAGCACTATTTACCTGACCACCTACTATTCCTATAGATGGACCACTAAAAGTAGGACTAGAAACACTAGATGATGCATCACCACCTGTATCTACACCCATCTTTCTAGACTGTTCATAGATTTTTTTAATATTTGCTAGACCACCAGCTATTACCCCACCCATTAAAACAAAATTAAAAGGTGGTGGTGCTGATGCTAGTGCTTTATTTGCTGCTACATATGTATCTATAATTGCGTTACCTATTTGCATTGCTGTTGCTACTTTGCTATTCTCTTTTGTCAAAGATGCTATACCACTAAATAGTGTTTTTACTGCATCTAGTTTAGCTTGATTTTCATCAGATAGTGCTTTAGTTAATGCCCTATTATTTTCTAGAACCTTTGCATTATGTTCAGCCTCTAATGTAAATTGTTCTGCTTTAATTTCTGCATAAGCAGCAGTACCTTCTTTTTCATTAGCTAGTGCATCATTTAGATTTTGTAGCTTTTTATTATACAATTCATCTTCTAAAGATATTTGTGCTTGTATTTTTTCGCTTTCTATCCTGATAGATTCTAGTGCAGCTTCTTGTTCTATAGTAGATGCTTCTAGTTTAGCATCTTTTATGGTTTTCACCATATCTAATGCTTCTCTATCTAGACTGTTAATATTAGTTTTTTGTTCAGATAATTGTCCTGTATATTTATTTTCAATGTCTAGTAATTTTAGCTTTTCATCTTGAATCTGATTATATAGTTCTGCATTATTTTTTTCTATCCCTAGTTTTTTCTGCATTTGACCTATAATGGATTCTTGTGCAGCTAATTCTTTTTGCTTATTATCTTCTAATACTTTTGCTAGTTCCTGATTCGCTTTAATTCTATCCTCTATAGCTACTTTATCATCATCTCTTATTTGCCTTTGTTTTTCTGCATCTATTTCAGCTTGTGTAGATATTTTTTGTAATTCTCTTTGTAGTCTTGCTAAGTTTTTTTCATAGTTTAAAAGAAAATCTTGGTTATCCATTACCTTCTTTACATTCTTTGCTACAGTATCTACAGCCTTTTCTACAAAAGCTACTACATCTTTTACTACACCTTTTATATTTTCTACCTTTTCTGCATTGGCTTTAGCTAGTTCTATATTTTGCTTTTGTAATTCTTCTATTTTAGTTTGGATAGTAGCAGCTTCTTCAGTATCACCTGTAAATTCATTCCATGCCTTTCTTAAATTTAAAACAGATATTTCTAATGTATTTATTATTTCTACAAATTTATTTAA